TGCTGGTAACGTTCTTCGGGATCTTATAAACTCTAAAGCGGTTCCTGTTATCAGATTGACTGAGGTGTTTAGACAATCCGCTGATAGTAAGATAATTGATGGTGCGCTAAGTATCAACGCTGGTAAAATTCCCGAATTGGAATCAATAGGACGAAGTACCACCGTTCCATATAGTGATTCGTTGTTTATCAAGTGTCCTAAAGAGACAATACCTGTCGCAATCCAATGGTTATTGGATGTAAAGTTACCTGAATTGAATTGGAAAAAAGATGATATACAGGTTTTGTCTCCTATGCACAAAGGAGAATATGGCACACAAGAATTAAACAAACGTATCCAAGATCTTTGGAATCCTAATGGGAAAGAACTTAAAGGTTTTAGATCAGGCGATCGCGTTATTCAGCGATCTAATAACTACGACAAAGCAATCTTCAATGGTGAGATCGGTAATATCGAATATATAGATACTACCGAAAACGAGATGACTTGTAAGTTTCCTGACATTTCCAATCCTGAAGAGGGACGATTGGTTGTTATTGACGATAACGAACGTGGTGATATGCAGTTAGCTTATGCGATATCTATTCACAGTTCACAAGGATCTGAGTTCCCTGTCGTGGTCATACCTGTAACCACATCTCATCACATTATGTTGATACGCAATTTGTTGTATACTGGATGGACTAGGGCGAAGAAACTCATCGTTCTAGTGGGCGAGGAAGAGGCTATTAAAAGAGCCGTTAGAAACAATTATGTTAATAAACGCAATACGAGGTTAAAGGAACGCCTGTGTTAAACAAAAAAGACAAAGGTGGTCGTAAACCAGGAGAGAATTACAACACTGGTTTGAACCAAAAGATTGATAATATACTTGATTCAAGAGCACGTCGTCTAAGTATACATTTAGACGAAGATCTTTACCAATTTTATAGAAGACGATCTTTTGATCCTACAGGATTGTTGTCTCCTATGTACTGGGGATTACAAGCTCTTTGTGTTTATTATCCTCTCTATCTATCTTTAACTGGTCAGGAGTATTGGATATCATATCAAGAATCTTTAGTTATAAAGAATCCTAGAGAGGATAATAAACCTTGGAATATGAAGGTTCCCAAAGTTTTAATGGACTGGTATGATACGTTACCAGAAATTCGCTCTGTTATACCTTTCAGTATCGTTGACAGCTACGGGATAGGTAAACGTTTAGGAACTTACAGAACCACTTCTAGAGTCTTCCATGTTAGAAGATCGCTTGTCTTCTATAGGAAGATCATTGAGATTGTGGATCCCGTGTTGATCGCTAGAGGACACTTACCTAGTGTCAAAATGAATTTCTTGACATTCACCCCTACTGAGATATATGATTTCTACATGTCAGCAGGGATTGATTTTTCAAGAGATCCTAAGAACATATACGGAAATGGAAAAGGAAACTAAGGTCACCAACGATGGTGCAAACTGGTTGTTAAGAGGGATTATAGGGGCAGTCATCATTCTCTGTTCTGCTATAATTCTTGGCGTAGAAGGTAAAGGGTCTTCACAAAACTTTGCGGGTAGATCGCGTTGGTTAGCGACTTTTATTCTTAAGACGTTAGCTAGAGTATTTCCTCAGTCTGTTCAAAAAGTGTTTGATGCTAGACGTTTTGTAAAATTAGCTTTTGATTTTATGAACGAACTTTTTGAAACAATATACGAAAATAATAAACCAATGGACGCTGATTGAGATGGATAACAATATTTTAGTAGCGATCGCGTTTTATCTGATAGCTTGTATGGCACTGGCTACTGCTATTGTAGCGATAACTATGGCTATCTTCAAAGTGTCTAGCTATCTTGTCTATACAATTTTTGCTGTGTTATATGAATTCGACCCACTTGTAAAGGAGCATATTAACCGATGATCTCAGAACTAGAGTCAGCTTTTGAATCTTTTCGTATCGCTGGATTTGAATTAAATCCACAGTATCGTAGAACAATTAACAACGCACTCTTTCCTGACACAAAAGTATACGAATTTTGCAAGCCTGTTCTAAACAGAGGATGTGATATTTGTGTATTAATTTACGATAATTCTTCAGTTGATGGTTTGCCTTATATTCTCCCGTTAGTGCATTTTGAATTGGTGGCATATTTTTCTATTTTTCATAATGATATCGAGAAAGTAGTGAACGTAACAACGATTGTGGAATCACCAGAAGAAGCGATCGCTACTTGGCAATATTTATCTAGAGCGATTGATGTTGCTAATCAGATTGTGGTTGAATAGCAACTAGCTTGATACACTTGAGGCAGAGTTAGTTAAGTTAGAATTATGTAGCTTAACTAATTATGCCTCAAGTATTTCCAGAAATACAATTAGTATTATGGTATGAAAATTCTGTTAAAGTAGAGACCAAAAACTCTTTAATAGAATACGGTACTAATGGTGTAATTGGTAGATCTAGAACTAATTTAGTAAATGATGTAAGAAAAACATTTAGTTTACAAGGTGTTTTAAGAGATAGAAATGAAATAAACGACTTTTTATTATCTAATAGAGGTAAACCGTTTGTATTTCGTCCGTATAATGACGATTACTGCGGTCTTTTTGTATGTAGCAGTTGGAGTTGGCGATGGACTGCATTAAATGTATGGGAATTTTCAGCTACTTTTAGTGAGGTATTCCGTCCTGGATGGATACCTACGGCCATTCCATATAGAATGGAGGCAGGTTCAGAATCTTCTGCTGACTTAATTTTAGAAGTACCGTCTATTTATTTATTATACAATGGATCTCAATCTGGTGCCTTTTTAGAATTAGTAGATCCATATTCACTAAACGCTGGTGTACAAAGTTCAGGTAATTTAAGATTAGAGAACGGTATATTTGAACCTTATACACTCTTTACTGGTAACGAAAACGGAGCTTCTTTAATAGCAGGTGAAGTAGTTGTACAAACGTATGTCCTCATTGCTGGTGACGAAAGTGGTGCTGTAGTTGTTACTCCGGGTTATTTCTTATTATTCTCTGGATCTGAGTCTGGTAGTGTACTGTCATTGGGAGAAGGTATCACACCACCCTATGAATTGAATACAGGCATAGAATCGAGCGCTAACATCGTACTGGGTGAACCTTCAGGTGTTGTATATTATCTGAATGGCGGTAACGAATCCACTGCTGTTGTTTCTGTGGTAACGATTACAGAATATTGGAACTCTATGACCTTCGACGGTTGGAATTCCATAGATACTACAATTTGGAATGACCTATCCACAACTCAGTAGCTATTTCACTATATACATTAACTTTTACAAAATTCTAAACATATAGTAGTATAGGATTAGTCGAAAATAAATAAAAAATGGCTCAACCAACTGGATTTACACATTTTCAAGCAGGTCTTGCTAGACAGGCTAATCTATTATTTAATGGTGCTACAGCAGCTAGTGCTGGTGGTAAGATAAGACTGTGTACAAGTGCCGCCAACTATACAAACACAAGTACGGCGATCGCAAACGAGTTGTCTGGTAGTGGTTATCCTGCTGGAGGGCTATCGTTGGTCGTTTCGGCATCAGCTTGGAACTCAGGATCTAATCATCATCGCGTTACTTTCAATGATGTTACCTTGACGCCTACAGGCAATTTAACATTCAGATTTGCTGTTCTAACGGACGCTAGTAACAACTTGATCGGGTTCTGGTCTTGGGCGGCAGATGAAACATTAACCGCCAATATTCAATATCCATTTCAATCGTTGTATTATTTTACTAGAAGTACCTAATGCCTGTACCGTCAGTAGGCTACACCATCACAGATGTAAATACCTTAGTAGGTATTGGAGCAGACGATCGTGCAGATGGTTATACGCGATTATTACTGAATGACGGTAGTGGTAATAGATTCTGGGTAGTATTTGACACTACGGCTACCTCAGGCGATTTTAGACCAACGGATAATCCTGCTACAGGATGGTGGAAGAAACTATCTAGTTTATCGTTCAGTAGTCAACATATAGCTACATCTTTAGCTGCGGGATCGAATAGTAATTTTGATTTGAATTTAGGTAGTGCTGGTATATTTACTACTATTCAATCAAACAAACAGGCGTGGTTAACAGCGTATATTAGTGAAGCGGCTAGAACGGCTGATAACGCTCGTTTAATAACAGCAGATCCTCAACCTAGTAGTGGTGTCTTAGCTGATGTTATCTTTACAGGATCGTCTACAGTATCTCTTACACCTACTGTTAACTATTGGGCTTCTGCAAATGTATTCTTTCGTCTAAAAAATACTGATTCTACGACACAGACGATCGCTGTGACTATAAACGGAGTGAGGTTTAACTAATGCCTGTATCAGTAGAATATCAATTATTTTCAGCGTTAACTTATAACTGGAAATCAACAGACGCTGCTAATGCGCCATTACAGATAGATGCAAAATTAAATTCATGGATTACAGCCGTAAATGCAAATAGCGTCAACGCCTCGAAGCAAGTTACGGCTTTAAGAAATCCACTTAGTTCTACAGGTACTAGGGTAGGTTGGGTGATTCGTTTTGCTGATGGAACACAACCTGGATTTATGTTTCATTTCGCTAGTACTATCACATCAGGTAATAATACTAGTGGTGCAAGAGGTGAGTTGTTTCCTATATCGGGCTGGACTGACAATACCACGAATGATGGTTATGGCGGAATCGTTAATGTAGTTTCATCTCGTACCAGCATTGGCTGGTATATATCAGGTGCTACTGCTGAATTTATTATTGCTTCATCTTCCGATCCCGGACAAGAATTTTTTATTCTTGGCTGGAATATGGCAAATAATACGCCGTATAGAGATGTCATTGCTATATTCAAAGATACTAACGGTAATTGGGCTGTAGAAGCTGATGATGGCGGTTCTTATTATGGTATTTTTCAGAATCCTGATCTAGCCTCTAATGTTGCTTTGCAGGGTATTGGTTCTGTTGATTCTCACCCTTTTACGAACTCTATAGGTAGAATTCCCTTTATTACATCTTCTAATAGCTATACCGGAGGACAAAACGCAAGTAATAGACTTGTTTACCCGGCGCACCCAAAACTGTGGATTACCTCTGATACAGCGTTTAACTTTGGTGGTTATTATGCAGCCAATAACAGAGTGTTTTACGGTGTATCTCAACGTAACTGGGTAGTGGAGACAACATAATGACTTGGATAGCCGCGTCAAATAATCCCAATCTTGTTATCTTGAGTGGCCCTTTTGTCAGTCTTGAAACTTCAGACATAAGACCTATGATCGCTACAGGTACTGTAACCCCAATAGGTAACATACAATCCTCTATCGATAATCCTCTAACTAATCCATTTGTAAAAACCATAGAAAGTGGTAATCCTGTAAATACTGGTGGATCTGTTAGACCTACATCGGGACTAGCCTACCCTCGTAAAACGTGATCTAAGGAGAATTGAAACTAATGAAACCTAGCGATATATTGAATGATCGCGTTAAAGAGGCGATCGTTCGGGATTGTACGATCGACGTTAATAATGAACGTTGCGGTTTCGTATTGAAAGATTTATCAGTTATTCCTGTTACTAACATATCTGAAAAACCAAACGATTCTTTTATACCAGAACAAGAATCATTTGATCGCTATGAAGACGATATTATAGCGATCTATCATTCTCACAATACAGAATACACACCTGGGTATTTGTCATTAAGAGACATCGAACAATCTAGATCTCATCAAATACCCTATATTATGTATCACACTACATTTGATATGTGGGATATGTTTGATGCTGACTATATATATCCTTATCCATTAAGAGAACCTGATAATTATGGCACCTTAGATTATCTATTAAATGTACCATTTTCTTGGGCTAGAGCTGATTGTGCTTGGCTCATAAGAGCGTATTATAAAATGTTTTTTAATTTTGATATAACTGATTATCCAAGACCGTTGGGCGATGATTGGTATAAAGAAGCTAGTAAAATTAGTAAGGATGGAATGTATTACGATCTATTACTAAATCATCCAGGGATAACACAAGTTAATACTGAAACCCCTAAAAAAGGGGATATCGTACTAATGCGATCGTTCGGTAGTCGTGTAGCCAATCATAGTGGTGTAATTGTAGAATCTGCTACAAGCGATCGTTATGCTACTATATTACACACGTTAGAATCGGGTACTTTCAGCCGTGTTGACCTATGGAGCGGTCCTAGATGGCATACAGGACGTTTACATTCTGTATGGAGATTATCTCCTAGATAGTGTAGGAAAGGCACTTGTTGGCAATAGAAGATTATTACCAAAACGTAGTTTACAAGATCTTATTGATTTACCGCATTCGTCTTTTGTGGGATCTGCTGTAGCTTGATCAGCTAACGTGAACATATTCGTTCCTGTATATCCACACTCAGGGCCTCTATATTCCCATACACAAGATCTCAGTGCATATCTACTAGGTAAAGTAGCTTGACCGAATTCTAATGGCGATGAGCCCTCAAATGTTATTTGCATCCAAGGTTCATAAGATATTACTCTACTTATTATGTAATCTATTTCTTGTAACTTTGCAGTAGAATCTGGTGTAGATCCACCATCTGTGAATCTGAATTTTGTTCGTATTATTTTTAGAGAAGAACCTTCTAGTCCATCTACAGAGTCAATTAAATTTGATATAACACCATTAGGATCGCCAACATTGATTTCTAATCTTGGTACAGGACCAGTAGATGTAATTTCTATTGTCTTATGTGTAACAGGGATTAAACTTATGCTACCACCCCAAGAAACTTGTTGATTAGAGAAGCGAAATACATCGAATGGATTATCAGGATTAAAATCCCTCAATATGTATATATAAACGTCACTAGATTGATCTAAGCTTATTAAAGACTGTTTGAATTGTGTCATGCTGCGATTATACCTAAACGTCTGTTAAAAGATAGATATAAATTCTGTGTGGCACCTGCGATCGCTGGTGACGATTCTACATATTGACTTATACCACCATTTAGTAAGACACTTGCTACACGGATATAGTAAGTGCCACTAGACAGATTTTCTATTATCAACTCACTAGTAGACACCGACAATATGGGCGACCACGAACCCGTAGCACCTCGTTTCCATTGGACTTGATAAGAAGTTATAAAAGATCCGCCCGTTTCGGGTTTACTCCATCGTCCTATTAATTTAAATACATTAGCGCTTTGTTCTACAAAACCGACACCTAAATTTATAGGTGGTGGTGGTATAACAGGAATTTCTTCTTCTTTTTCTGTGGATTCTAACTCCCATCCATTTTCAATTATATTGAATTTGTCTTCTCGATATTCGGTGGCCAGAATTTCTATCAAACCGCTGTCTTCAGCGTCTACTTTTATTACTTGTACTCTATATTTTTTTGTATTTATAACGTCTATAAACCAGTTAGATTCTTGTAGCGAAATTGTAGTAAAAGGAGTTGATACTTGTATGGTATCCGTAGAACCTGCCCCGTTACTAATCGTCTTAGTTTCTATTGTTAAATCTGGCATGGTGCAAGTTATAGAATAACCTGACGCATTTGGTAATATTATTTCTTGATCTAATTCTATCGTTGTACTTGTAGCTGATGTTATCAAACCGCCATAACGTTTTTTAGATCGCTTCCAATCTATGACGTTTATAATATCACCAGGTCGTACAAAAAGCCCAATTAATCTACACTTGAAGGACACGGTTTCTGTTTCTAGGAAATTAGAATAAACCTGATAACGTCCTTGTCTATAGGCTTGACCTCTAGATGTACATCCATAAGCTGCAAAATCAGTTTCTCTATAACCAAATTTTTTAAGAGCGTCTTGTACTTCTATTGATTCTACTGTTTGTCTATAGTAATCATCTGGATCATTCCATGTTACATAAGCGACTGAATATCTTGTTTGTATATCAGTTGATGAGTAACTGAACATACCGTTTTCTACATCAGCATTAGTAAATTGTTGAATAACATCACCAGGTTTATCCTGCCAGAATTTTAAGCATGTACCATCCCAATAATAATGTGAGTTACAAGCACTCAAAAATCCTTCTAATACTTTATGTGCGGCTTCTCCTTGTTGAAGTACAGTATTACATCTAAATCTACGTTCTGTACCACCAAAACCATTAGTTACAAACTCATTATTATATCTAGATATGTCATATAGATCATACGAGGATACCTGACAAGAATCTATCTGTTTACCTAAACCATAACGACTATTAGTTAGAATGTCATATAACTGCCACACCGGATCAGATGTCGCTATGGGTGGCTCATAAAGAGTACCATCCCATATCCCACTGAAGTCCAAGCCGCGATCTGTGTCGTTAACTACAGCATTACTAGGAATGGCTACAGTCCTACCACCGATCTTATACCCTCTTTGTGGTTCACTAGAGAATTGTTCTGCGTCAAACTCAGCGCTCACTACAGCCGTATGAGCATAATTTATCTTGGTATCATTTACGACAGTGGTGTAACTTACAAATTGAATAGTATTCTGTAAATTACTGTTAGGTGTTGGTTCTTGTACTAACTTTTCTACTCTTATAGTGATAGGTCTTGAAAAATTTGTATACGCGATCGGTATATTGTATTCAAA